ATTTATACAGATATGATTCATCACAACCCGATGGACAAAAGTTTGTGGCCATTGACAACACAGACCAAACATCACAGGATGGTATATTGTTTGCTGACTTCCGTTATCATTCAGATGGCACAAAAGATGTAATCAGTGAAGAAACATTGATCACTGACTTGTTGACTTCATCATATCTTGACATTGATAAGCCAGATCCAGCATTGTATCCAAAAGGCATGTTAGGATTCAACCTAAGAAGATCAGGTTATGCAGTGAAAAAGTTCAGAAAGAATTATTTCACCAGAACCAACTTTGCATCCACAACAGTTTATCCAACACTTCCAACTGAAAAGGATGCTTGGGTAAATGCATCAGGATTAAAAGCAGATGGTTCACCATTCATGGGAAGAAAAGCACAGAGAAATGTTATTGTGGAAGCAATGAAATCAACTGTGGAAGCAACCACTGAACTAAGAGAAGAACAAAGAGAGTTCAACTTGTTAGCATGTCCAGGTTATCCAGAACTGATTTCTAACTTAGAAACACTCAATTCAGACAGAAAAGAAACTGCATTTGTGGTAGGTGATACTCCATTTAGACTTGAGCCAAACTCCACAGCAGTGACAAACTATGCCAACAACACAGCCGGCGCAGCTGACAACGGCGAAGATGGACTTGTGACAACAAATTCATTCACAGGTGTGTATTATCCATCAGGATTGACCACAGACCTAGCAGGCGAATCAGTGGCAGTTCCACCATCACACATGATGTTGAGAACAATTGCATTCAATGATCAAGTGGCGTTTCCATGGTTTGCACCAGCAGGTGTTAGACGTGGTGCCATAGACAATGCTTCATCAGTTGGATTCATCAACTCAGAAGGCGAGTTTGAGACCACAGCAGTTGCTGAAGGATTAAGAGATTCACTGTATTCTGTTAATATCAATCCACTTTCATTTGTTACAGGTTCAGGCTTGGTTGCATTTGGACAAAAGACAAGACAACTTACACCTTCTGCACTTGACAGAGTAAATGTTGCAAGACTTGTTGCTTTTGTTAGATTACAACTAGACAAAATTGCAAGACCGTTCATATTTGAACCAAATGATGCACTGACAAGAAATGAAATAAGACAGGCAATTGAATCATTCTTCTTAGAGTTAACAGCTCAAAGAGCACTGTTAGACTTTGCTGTGGTGTGTGACGAAACCAACAACACACCAGCAAGAATTGACAGAAGTGAACTGTATGTTGATGTTGCAATTGAGCCAGTCAAAGCAGTTGAGTTTATCTTTATTCCAATCAGATTAAAGAACACAGGAGAAATAGCAGCTTCAGGCCTTTAAAGGTACAAGTTAATAAAAGGAGAAACAATTAGTAAATAATATTACTAGGAGAAAATAAAATGGCAGTATCAACACTATCAAAATTTACAGTACCACTAGCAAGTGATCAATCATCAGCCTCACAAGGCTTGTTGATGCCTAAACTACAGTATAGATTTAGAATCATACTTGAAAATTTTGGTATATCAACTCCTAGATCAGAACTTACTAAACAGGTTGTGGATGTGACTCGTCCAAATCTTACATTTGATCAAATCACACTTGATGCTTATAATTCAAGAGTGTACATGGCAGGCAAACACACGTGGGATCCTATCACACTCAATGTAAGAGATGATGTCAACAACGAAGTGACCAAACTGGTTGGTGAACAGTTACAGAAGCAATTTGATTTCTTTGAACAATCATCTGCCGCATCAGGACAAGACTACAAATTCACAGGTAGAATTGAAATGCTTGATGGTGGCAATGGTGCTAACACTCCAAACGTCCTTGAAACATACGAACTGTATGGTTGTTATTTAGACAATGTACAGTATGGCACACTTGCTTATGCAACATCAGAGCCAGTGCAGATCACAATGTCAATAAGATATGACAATGCAATCCAAACTCCAAGAGGCACAGGCATAGGCACCGCAGTAGCAAGAACAATCAACACAGCAGTCACTGGCGGCGGCATTTAATTTTTAACTAATTCTTTACAAAAGCGTCTTTTATAGGCGCTTTTTTTATGACCATAAATATTACATATGGTGTAATGATATGGTATTTGAGACAATATTACTTTGTCAAATCACGATGTGCATGATTATGGGCATCGATGATTGTCCTAATGCTAAAATTGTAAGCATGGAGGATGAATGGACACCAGCATACTATTACTATTCAGATGGACAAGGCCATATACATTATGATGACACACAAACCATCCACATGGGTATTATTGTGCATGAACTTGCACATCATGTTGAGAAAACACAGGACAAAGACTTTCACACAGTGTGCAAACAGTATGGTGGCACCAACTGCCATATTCATGATTGACCCCCTGCATTTTTCCACCATAAATATTACAAATGGTCTGGCGTAATAATTTTTTAAAACAATTGGTTGGTGGTGATACCATGAAGGATTATCAACATGCCGCAAGACTGTACACTGATCAAACTTTTAGGCTTGCTCCAAAAAATAGATTTTTATATCATGTGGTGTTTGACATCAATCCCAATGCAGTTGGCAAATCAATCAACAACACAGAACAACTTGAACTGGGCATGATTGTTAAAAGATGTGATCTGCCTTCATACAATTTTAATGTAGAACAAAAAAACAAATACAATTTCAAAGACTATGTGCAAACAGGCATCCAGTATCAGCCAGTGTCAATTGTGTTGCATGATGATATGGGAGATGTGGCCACTGCATTTTGGAAGTCTTACTATCAACACTACATCGTTGACACTAATCAGTCTGAAGTGCAATACAAAGCAGGTTACATTCAATCAAATGGTATGAGAAGATTTGGACTCGACACAGGCAACAACGAAAAGTTTTTTAATTCTATATCAATATTCCAACTCAGCAGGGGATTATTTACTGAATACAAAATGATGAATCCAATTGTTAACGATTGGGCCAACGGATCAATGGATCAAGGAGACGGAGCAGGCGTGAACGAACATGCATTCTCAATTTCTTACTCTGGCGTGTTGATGCGTAATGGTGAAATTGGAGTTGACCCAGCTGGATTTGCTGACTTCCACTATGACAAAACACCTTCGCCCAACTCAACTGGAGGTGACAGTGTGTTTGGAGTGTTGGGTGGCATCACAAAAACAGCCAGTCTACTGTCATCAGGCAACATACTAGGAGCAGGCCTTAGTGCTTTGACCACATATGAAAAAATTAAATCAGGTAGAGCAGTGCGTGGTGTCAACGAAGAAATAATTGGCATAGCCAAAGACGCCATCAAAGCAGGGACCAACAACCTTGGAGCAACATCTAAGCCTGGCGTATCGTTTCCAAAAAATTTAAGGCAGACTCGCACCAACAACACTCAAATATCCAAAGCAGTTGGCCAATCTGTTCAGACAAGCAATGCTGTGTTCTTGAATCCAAAACAAGCAAAAATATATCTCGACAATAATTTTGATGCCAAACAAAAGTTTGCAAAATTTACAAGTTTTAGAATTGATGCTAATCTAGATCCAAATGATGTAGATGATCAGTGGAGTCAATTGACTGAAGCAGAACAGAATTCTTATCTAAGTAATGCAACAAACATCATCAGCACTTTGATAGAAAGTAAACAGTTGCAGTACCAAGTAAACAAAGATGAATATCAAAAATTTGTAGAAGCACCTTTGGCAGAACAAACTGTTGCCACAGTAAATCTCAACGATTCTGGATTAAACAAAGGTCTGTCAGCAGGCACCATCACTGGTTCGAAAGGATACACATACAATGGTTGAATCAAGAAGTCCTAGATCTAATCTAGGTGTTACAAAATCTGATGATTCGTTGATAGAATTTTTGAGTGGGCTAGAGCGAGACCGAACAGAATTGAATGGTGCTCAGTATGATGCTGTGACAGCTTTCTTTGTCTCACGAGGATATGATCAAAATTCAAGCAAGTCAATCGCCTACATATTAATGAAACAAGCCAAGGTTGATGGAGCAAATGTTTTTACTGTAATAGACACCCTAGAAGGATCTTCTGATTTAGAATTGAGTCAATTGGTTGCAGAGATATTAAATGCATATCGATACAAGACTTCAGTGTTGGGATATAAAAATGATAGGACCACACAAAGTCACGTCACAAGAAACATAAAGGCTTAACATGGCCCGTTGGTCACAAGGTTTATTTCAACCAAAACATGCAGAAAAATACATTGGCAAAAAGACGCCAAAGTACAGATCATCTTGGGAATTTGCCTTCATGCGTTTTTGTGACAACAACCCTGCGGTGATGCAGTGGGCATCAGAATCTATACAAATTCCTTATCGTAATCCGCTGAATGGCAAGAACACAATATATGTACCAGACTTTTTCATTGTGTATCAAGACAAGACAGGCAAGCGATTAGGTGAACTGATTGAAGTTAAACCTAACAACCAAGCCAAATTGGAATCAGTTGGTAAAAATGCACAAAATCAAGCTGCCTACATTGTAAACAGGGCAAAATGGGAAGCTGCCAACAAATGGGCCAAACATAAGGGCATTCGCTTTCGTGTTATCACAGAGAGTGATATCTTTAAATAAAAGCATGCCAGTTGAATACATACAACTTACAAGATTACAAAAATTAGAAATCATGGAAAATCAAGAACTTACAACAATGCGAAGACAATCCAGAAAGAAAAAACACATGGCAAAACGCAAAGGCAGATTTGATCACAGGACAGGAAGACCAGGCAAATCAAAATGACCAAAAAACTTGAAGACCTTTTTAATCTTGAGCAGACAGAAGACACTGCGGCATCCATGAATGAAAAACTTGAATTGGAACAAGATTCCAAAGACGACAGAGAAGCCAACGAAATGATCCAACAAAAATTAGGATTAGATAAAATTGATGCCGCATTGCCTCAAGTGGATGGACTACAAGATGATAAAGAAATTGATTCATATGCAGAAGAATCATTCAAAGCATATCAAGATTTGATGGATCTAGGTATGAATATAGAACCACGTCTAGCAGGCAGAATCATGGAGGTTGCTTCGTCAATGATGGGCAATGCTATCAATGCCAAGAACCTAAAGGTGGACAAAAAGTTAAAAATGATTGAATTACAACTGAAAAAGATGAAATTAGATCAAACATCACCAGATGAAGAGGCTGTTACAGGCACAGGCACTGTTATAGCAGATCGTAATGAACTGATAAAACAGATACTTGCATCTAAGAACAAAGATAAATAATAGACTATGAAAACATTCAAAGAGTATCTTGCAGAAGCAAAGAAAACATATCAAGCACGAATCAAAATTGCTGGCGAATTACCAGAAAACTTTGAAGCAAATCTCAAAAATTACATGGACAAATATGAGACACTTGAATTTAAAAAAGTGGCTGCAACACCAGTGCAAGAGCATCCACATGAATTTACAAGACTAAAGAATGTTGAAGTCAGCATATTTGATGTTGAAACTGATTACCCTGTTGGCTATCAGCAGTTGGAATCAGTGCTGAAAGATGAGTTTGGCATCGCTGGTGATCACATCAGAGTGAAGCATCCAACAGATCCTACAGAAATCAAACCAGAAGAAAAAGAATATGAGCCAAAACTTACTGATGCTGAGTACAAAGATGACACAGCAGAAGACAAGCCTTTGTTTGGTGATGAATACAACATGACCATGTTCAAAGAATTAATGAAAGAAAGACAAACTGATGGCAAGCCAGAAGGTGGTGGCGACATTGTTCCTTCAGAAGAAGACACTGCAAAAGATCAATTCCACAAAGGATATGATCTCAAACAGTCAGATGGTTATTCAGGTTCTTCACTTACAAACCACTCCAAATAATCTACCGTAAATACAATTATGGCACAAAGTTTACAAGGTAATCTCACCAAAAAGGCACATGCCAAAATAAAATTCACTGAGCAACAGATTCTTGAACTAAACAAGTGCATGGATCCCAAAACTGGTCCATTATACTTTTGTAAAAATTATTGTATGATACAACACCCAACCAAAGGTGCGATGAAATTTGAAATGTACAAGTATCAAGAAGGATTGGTTGCAACATACCATGACAATAGATTTGCCATTGCAATGTTGCCAAGACAGACAGGCAAAACCACATGTGCAGCTGCCTATTTGGTATGGTATGCTATGTTTGTGCCTGATTCACAGATACTGATTGCCGCTCACAAGTTTACAGGTGCTCAAGACATCATGAACAGAGTGAGATACACCTACGAAGCACTGCCGGACTTTTTGCGGGCAGGTGCATACTCATACAACAGAAACACATTAGAATTTGACAATGGATCAAGAATAAAAGCAACCACCACAACAGAAAACACTGGTAGAGGTATGTCATTAAGTGTGATATACTGTGACGAGTTTGCATTTGTGCAACCGCCCTCAAAAGCATCAG